AGAAGCTCCCTATTGTGAAATGCTGGAAGACGCAAAGCAAGTCACTGGTCGCAATTATTCCGAACGCTGGGAAGTGGAAGTGGTGAAGAAAATCAACATCTTCAAATTAGAAGCTGCGGCGGGAAAGGCAGCAATTGACGAAGGTTGGTTTGGCGCAATTTATGACAATTACATTGTCGCGCCGTTTGGACTTGCTAATTACTTGTTCGAGATTTTCTCAAGAGAGATTTTTATTTCTCAAATCTTGCCGACAAATCCAAAAGCTTGCCGACCAACTCGACCAATTGACGAATTTAGCTTTGCAGAGCTTCATAATTTTAGAGAATGGGTGAATAGCTCATATTTTTACGCAAAGGCTATCAACAACCAGAAAATCGACATTGTGGGGGATCGGAGAGATGATTTATTGATTCTGCGTAAAGTTGGATTGGAGAAAAAGAAGAAAACGGAGGAATGGTTACTGGCGAATCCTGAAACTGGCAGCGGGATTTTAAAGGGAATGAATTTTAAATAACAAATAAGGAGTAAGAAATGCAAACAGTTTTTATTACTAAAAAGATTGTTGGGCGAAGAATGCCGCAAACATCCACCATATTTAAGAACCAGCAAGAACAAATAAAAAGCAAAGAATGGTTAAAAGAAAATCGGATCATTAGAGAAGCAGTATATTTTAGATCAAAAGCAGCGGCAGAAAAGTTTGTTGCTGATATTAAAGAGCCTGACACATGCGGGAAAATCTTTATTGATAAAAAGATTTTGAAATATGTCGTTTATCACTATCGCAGATATTAAATAAAATTAACTATTGACTTAATCTTTTTGCTTAATAGATTAACTGGGAGTGACAATAAATTAACTATATATGGACAACATTAAAACAATCTTAAAAGCCTTGCGGATATTCCATAGAATGACGCAAGAAGAAATTGGAGATAAGTTCGGAGCCAGTCGATCTTATATCTGTCAAATTGAAAAAGGTATTAATAAACCAACGCTTGAAATGATTGATAAATATTCGCAACTGTTCGGGATTAGAAAAAGTCTTATTTTGCAATGTACGGAAAACAAAAATCAAAAGCTTACCAAATTTGAGGTTAGGTTTTTGGAATATTTAAAGGGGGAGTGAATGAATTCAATTTTAAAAGAATGCGTTGAAATGCTAATTGAGCTTTTAGCAACAGAGTTAGAATTAAAACTTGAAGAGGTTATTAAAGAAAACTTGCCGAGTTGGAAAGAAACAACCCCAAAAGAAAGGCAGCAAATATGTCAATCAATTGCTAGATACTGGCTAAAACAAGAAAAGGAGGTTAAGTAAAAATGAAAACAACAAATTACGAAATTTCAAAGCAGCTTGCGGAAGCGAAATTTAAAGCGAATCAAGTGTGGAATCAAGAAGGTAAATTCTGGGGTTATGATTTAGAGACGATTTTAGAGGCTTTGCCAGATTTAATTAGGTCTCCAGATTCTCCACCCCATCTTTGCAATCCACTGTTTGTTTCTAAGAAAGGAGTTGGATATGACTACGCATCGGGTCTGACTTCAATTAGAGAAGAAAACGAATCTCTAGCAGACGTAGCAGCGAAAATGTGGCTTAAGCTTAAAGAAAATAATCTAATTTAAATTGAGGTAAGAATGAGTTTTTTAATGGAAGAATTGATAAAAACCACAAGGTTTAGGACTTTTTGTAAATATAAAGATTTGCCAGAGCCTTTAAGAGGCAATCTTTCTGAGCTTTTCGATGAAGGATTTTGTAAAACATATTCAGAACTAGATGCTGATGGAAATGAAATCGGGTCATTTAAATTGGAAAGAATAGAGATCGGTCATGTTGCAGAGGCTTTAGATTCTGGTGAATTTAGCGAAGAAAAAGAATCTATTTTGCAACTGTTTTATGATTTTATGAAAAAAATGAATATTGAATTTATTGAGGATTTATAATGAGTATCTACTGCTGCACAATCTGCAACAACCAAAAAGACAGCGACTTCAACTGTGCTGATTTAGACGGGAAGGAATGCTGTGAGGAATGTTTTGAACAACAATTAAATGAGGTAAAATGAAAAATAGAATCAAACAAAACTTAAACCAAGACAATGAAACCAAAATCTTAGACTTTGACGGCGGCAATGGATCATCAATTCCGATGCTTATTGAAATAGCCCGTGAGCATGAAGAGATTATTGACGTTACTATTATTGACAGAAATAATTCTAATCCTGCGATTGCTTGCCTTCAGGAAAATGGATTTATCCAAAATGGCTCATCTTTTAGAAAAGAGAATTTATTTTTTAATGTTTTGCAGCCACCAGCAGACGGAGATTTTATAGCACAAATTGAACAACAACATGGTTTTGATATTTGCCTTGCCTTGGATGAAAGCTTGTCTGCTGTGCCACATGTTAGATTAAGAGAAATTACATTTCATGCGCTGGCTAATTGTGCGGCAAAAATGATTTTTACGGTCGCTTCAATGGACATGTATTTGCAAGACCAAGCTTTTGCGAGATCAAGAGGCAACCCAAGAGGCGAGATTTTAAGAAATGGCGCGAACGGACTGCAAACTTTTGGATTATTTAATAAAGAAAGAATAGGCGATTTAGTGGGGCGCATTGGTATTGAAGAACCAGAAATATTTATTGAAGAGCCAAAATCAATGATTGATTGGATTTCGTCAGGATTTGCGACAAAAACACATGGCGTAGTTTCTAATGGAAAGGCTACTCGTTTAGATGGGCGGCTTACTAAAAGAGAGCTTTAGAATTATTGAGAAAAATTTCTTTCCTACAGCCTCTAAGCTAGATTCATGTCAAGAGATTTATTTACTGCCGTAGTAAAAATAATTGTTGCAAGTAAAAATTAATTACTTTTAATGCGGTAAAGAAATTAACTTAATTATATTTTTTATGGTAATTATTGAAACAGAAAATTGGGGTGCATTTAAAGGATCGACCCCTAACGAAGCAAAAGAAAAATTTATTAATACAATAGCTCCTACCGATTCAGATAATATTAAAATTTCTTGGATAGATTGTGAAGGAATTATACTTATGGGTTCTTTTGTAAAAAAAATTGAGAGTGAAATAGAATTAGAAATTTACGAATGGCGCAGAGTAGCGGAAATTGAAAGCCGTGGACTTGCTCGCGCTCAACAAGAATCAATGGAGGGTTAAATGTCAAACATGGCTTATTGTCGTTTTGAAAACACTTACAAAGATTTACAAGATTGTGTCCATTCTTTAGAAGAAAAAAGTTTAGAAGAATTGTCGGATCAAGAAAGAAAGTTTGCAAAAAAAATGCGAAATCTTTGTGAGGAATATTTAGAATTAACTGAAAAGGAGGAATAAATGGACTTAGAAAAAGAAAATAAAGAATTAAAAGAATACATTAAATTTTTGGGATCAATATCTGATACATGCACGTTTCGGTATACAAAAGAAATTTGCGAAGGATGCAACTGCCCTAAGAAACAAGAATCAATGGAGGGGTAAATGCTGGAAATAGGAGATAAAATTTATGAGTTTCAATATAATACGCTTGTTGGTCGTCAAGAAATAATCAGAGTAACGCCTAAAAGCGCCATTACTAATTTGGGAATAAAATTAAAACGAGAAGTAGAAGAAAATGGATGTATTAGAGAAATAGCTCCTGCAAAATTTAACAGCAGAGGGTTTTTCCTGGAAACTAAAGAATTAAAAAATCTTTTTGAAAAAAATGTAATAATTAAAAAAATTTCCAATTTTGATTTTACTAAAATTGACCTACAATATTTAATAGAAATTTTTGAAATAATAAAAAGCAATGCCAAAGTATAAAGTACAAATCACCAAATATATAGAGCATTTCGACACAGTAGAGGTCGAGGCTATTAACGACATGGAGGCAAAAAGAATTGTTAGAGCTAGGGCTATTCAGGAAGAAAGGGATGGTGAAAAAAGATTAGATTGGGTAGAGGGTGAGAAACCGAGATATAAATTGGAAATTAATAATTAAAGGAAACTATGAAAATAACAAAAGCAATCAGAAAAGCAATCCCAGCAATTATTTGTCTTTACGGCAAATCAGGCGGAGGTAAAACTTATTCAGCATTAAAACTGGCGCAAGGCTTAGTCGGAAAAGACAGAATTTGTTTAATTGACACAGAAAACGGCAGAGCCAGCCACTACGCAGATGAATTTGATTTTGATGTAATTGATTTAGAGCCGCCATTTACGCCAGCTCGTTATATTCAAGCAATTAAAACAGCGCAAGACAATGGCTATAAAGCAATTGTAATTGATTCAATTTCTCACGAATGGGAAGGAATCGGTGGATGTTTAGAAATGGCAGAAGGAAAAACTGGCTTGCAAGCTTGGGCAAAACCAAAAGAACAACATCGCAAAATGATGAATATGCTTTTACAAGCAAAAAGCCACATAATTTTTTGCGCCAGAGCTAAAGACAATTTAGAGCAAGTTAAAATCAATGGCAAAACGGAAATTGTAAATCATGGCTTAGTTCCAATTCAAGAAAAAAACTTCCCTTTTGAAATGTTAATTACTTTAAAAATGGAAGAGAAAGGCAAAGTAACAATTGAAAAATGCGTTAAAGGTTTGGAAGAGTCTTTAAAAATCAACGGCTATATCAACGAAAATCATGGTAAAATAATTGCTGATTGGATTAATCAAGGTGCAAAAGTTGATCTTGAAGCAAAGCAATTAATGTCAGAAGCTAGAGCTGAAGCAATGAAAGGGGTTGATATTATTAGCTGGGTTAATTCTCTTGATGAAAAACAAAAGGCAATTGCCAAAGGTTTTGATAGTGGATTTAAGATGGAGTTGGTTGCTATTGCTAAGGAAGCGGGAGCGAATGGACTAGGTGAATTTATCACTGGCGAACAAGCTTTGGAATTAGAAGACCTTGCCAAAAAAGCAGGTTTAACAAATCAACAAATTTGTGGTTCTTATAAAATTGAATCTTTGCTTCAATTTCCTTTAAATGAATTTGAAAAAGCTAAGGCGAATTTGAAAGCTAAGGAAATCAAAGAAGAGGTTAAAAATGCAAATAATTAATGGAATAATCCAAGGCTCAGAAGAATGGCTTCAATTAAGATTAGGCGTTGCTACAACGTCTAATTTTGATAAAATCATAACTTCAACGGGCAAAGAATCGGCAACATTGCCAAAATATGCCTTAGAACTTGCAACACAATCTTTGTTAAGCCAGCCAGAGCCAAGCTACAAAAACGAAGCCATGCAGCGCGGCAATGATTTAGAACCAATCGCAAGACAAGCTTATGCGGAGCAAACTTTTCAAATTGTCGAAGAAATCACAATGTTTAAAAGCGATTGCGGGAATTTTGGATATTCGCCTGATGGCTTACTTGGCGATGATGGTTTGCTTGAAATTAAATGCCCAATGGCGACAACTCATGCCAAATATTTGCTAGATAACAAAATGCCAACTGATTATTGGCAACAAGTGCAAGGCGGGCTTTGGGTTAGTGGTCGTAGGTGGTGCGATTTTGCTTCATTTCATCCGAATTTTAAAGAAAAACAACTTTTTATTGTTAAGGTTGAACGAGATGAGAAATTTATTGCCGAACTTGCAAAACTGGCGCAAAAAACAATCACAATGCGCGATGAAATATTAAAACAAATTAAGGGAGAGTAGATGATTTATCTTTATGGAATTTTATTAATAGCCAATATTTTGCACGGCGTAATTGCTTTTATCGCTGGGGATTATGAGACTTTACAACACAACGAGATTGTC